AGTTGGATTAGGGAACCTGTGCTAAAACTACTATCGTCCCAACCGATTCTTAATTTTGGTTGATGAATCGTATTTGTTTCTTTTCCAAATAATTTGATAATACCATAATCATTCGTATCTTCTTCAACGCCAAATGAATGTTTTAATATAAATCCATTGTTTTGGATTGAACCACTTACCCATCGTTGAACAATAGATTTTACATCCATTGCGATATCGGTAGTCTCATATTCAAAATCTTGTGATGCAGAAACGTTATTCCACCATACACCACCTAACCCTTCATAGGAACCAGTTGTATCGGTTGCAAACTGATTTTCTACCAACCATTCTAAACTACTATCTCCTTCTCTATAATTCCAGGTTACACCCGCAGTTTCAATATTATCAAATCTCGTACCTTTACCCATTTCCCAACTTTGTGATACGGGATATGCGTAAATTGTATAATCCAAGGGAACTTCTTCTGTATCCGCCTCCCGTAATACCAATGTAACGTTATCTAACTGAATTTCACCATCCGAAATTGATTGGGATAGGGGAGTTGTATTAAATTGTATAAGTGTTCTGGCAATATCTTTTATATTTCCATAGTAAACTTTACTTATTTCCAAAATCTCATCTAATCCTGTATTTTGGTTTGGTTGTTGTAAGTAAACAGTTGCATCTTTGGATGCGGTTATGAAATGATACATAGTTATCGTGCCCTTCCTTTTATATCAGCATCTGGAAATTTTATTTCAAAGACTGATGGGTCTAATGATGGATATATAATTTTTCCTTTTGTTGCTGCATCAATATTGTATGTGTTTGGTGAATAGTTACCACTACATTTATTTGTAACCTGTAGCATAGGAACTGAATTTACTCCTTCCACATTTGCTATCAATAATTCTAATTCACTTAAATTTATAGTTTGATTGAATCCCCACTTATCTATGTTAAAATAATCTTTCAACTCATTTATACATTCTAACAAAACTTCCCGTTTATTGTAATTTTTTTGTGTAATAATTTCAAAATCAATTCCTATATTGATAATGAATCCATCTAATATATTTATACCATCGGTGAGAATTCTGTATTCATTTAGATACGTTTTCAAATTTTCTTTCACTGCCCTATTCAAAGGTGCCAATTTTTTTGATGAATTATATCCCAATACATATAAGTTTATTGCAAACGGATTATTCTTTTCATTTTCATTGGTTGTTTTTCCAATTAGAAAATTTTGTAATCGTGATTGTATTTCACCCCGTGTTGGTTCTTCATTATCACTTTCATTTACAAAACTTTGAACCAAATCTGTAAATTCGTTTAAGGCAGTTGGTGAAGCCAGAATAGAACTAGGTGAGTTATTATCCAACGTGCCATCCGATACTGCATAAACTTTGGATACACTACCATATTTGGTTGGCATGGAAAGTGAACGAATTTGATAATCCCTTGCGGTTACTGCCCTATTTTGTGAACCAAAGTTTGCTAAAGCGTTCTCTCTAATTTCATCTACACTTTCTCTACCCCTACCACCTGTTGATGGGATTTCATTGTCTACTGCTACTGAATTTTTGGTTGAGTTGTAAACACCCAATTGAGTTGGAGTAAACAATTCAGTATCATCATCATACTCAATATTTGTTATTCTGGTTATTTCATTTTTTCCAACGTTACTTTCTACACCACCACCTACTAAATACTTTACGGTTATCGTTGTATTTGAAGGTGATGTTCCGTATGATTTAGTTTTTAAGAAATTCGTGGGGTCAAATGATTCACCTAACCTACTTATAGAATTTGGTAAACCCAACCCTACATTTTTTAAGTTTGGAATCAATACCTCATCTTGTGAAGATAAATCACCTGCTCCAAATTGGAGTGTGGTTGTAAAATCTCCGTTTACTCTTTTTACAAATCTTTTTGCAGTTTTTATAGTTTCTAATATATAAGGAACTGTTGATTTGAATTGATACAAATCAGGATCATTTGTTTCAGTATTTGGATAATCCGTAAACACCATTTCTTGTGCCAAATAAGGAACTTCATACCATTTGTTTCCGTTTGAATCCCTTACATCCAATATATCAATGATATTTGTATCTGCTAAGTTTATAGTCTGAAATTCTTCATAATCACCAAACGTAAATTCTTTGGTTACGATTTCAGCAGAAATGGCTTGAACTAATTTCTTAACCAGATAAAATGTTACTTCACCTGTATTCGTATCCCTTTCATAAACTGAAATTTCCCTATCCACTTCATCGTTAAAATCAACTACGTCTTGTGTTACAAATGAAACTCCGTTATTTGATTCTACTACCATACCTTCCCTAATTCTTAATAAATAAGTTTCATCATAGGTATTGGTTTCACCAACGCCGGTAGCAGGAACTAATTGATATACAGAAAGTGTAGTTACAGATGGTGAAGTTACTTTGGGTTTGTATCCCAAATATTGTGAAAGGGCCATCACATTTTCTATATCATCTGCATAAAGTAGTAAACTTTCTTTTAACGTATCATCTATATAATAGGAAAGAGAATCTCCTATAAAAGATGCCATTTCAATAAACATCATACCCGGAGAAGATTCGTTAAAATCTGAATAGGTTTGTGGAAAATAGGTTTTTGCAAACTCTATTAAGTTTGTCCTAAATGATTGAAAATCTCTGTTTAGATATTTTATATCTTTACCAGATGTTTGAAAATCTTTATTTAATTTTGTTATTGCCATATTTATTATACCCCAAATGTTACCGTTTCCAATTGAACATTATCACCTATTCTAAAATCTATTGATACGTTTACTCTATTATTATCTTTTAAAGAATCGGTTTGCTCGATTTCAATAGATTCAACACTAACATACGGCAACCATTTCTGCAATGTAGTTTCAATCGTTGTCTGTATTTGAGTGGATACATCTTCATTATTAAATTCAAATAAAATTTCACGCAACCCACTACCAAATTCAGGTTGCATGATACGTTCTCCCCTTTGTGTTAAAAGTAAATTTCTAATATTTGTTTTTACTTGTTCGGTGGTAGTAAATGTTTGTGCAAACGCAGTATTTGTTATACTCAATGGAAGAGATAATCCAATTGCGTAACTTTCAAATTCCGTTGTATCTTTCACATTTTTTCTACCCAATGTTACTGCCATAATCCCTTACCTTTTAAATCGTTTAACTAATTCTGAATTATCCCTATTCAAAACCCTGTCTAATCCTGCCAATCCGGTACTTACTCCTAATCCACCTTGTGATGGTTTTGGGGTTAAACCCATTTCTGCTTCCATTTGAGCTCTCATAGAACTTATAGGTGCTTTTGGATTTAATCTATGTTCCATAGTAGGCCATTCATCGTATTCACCACCCCTTCCACTTGCTTCAGTAATAGGTTTAATCATATCTAATACTGAATTTGAATTCGTTCCATTCCGTTGTTCTGCGGTAAATGGTTTTGTTTCACTTAATATCTCATTCAATATTTCATTTTTTGTGTAGGGTTGAGTTGGAGTTGATTTTGAGTGAGATGGTTTTGGATTTTTGACTACCCTTTCACTCAACTCAACTCTCTTCAATTCTCGTTTTACCATTTTAGGAAGCTGTCTTTTTACTTCTTCCTTTACTAAAATTTGTATCGCTTGTGTTAATTTATCTATATTCATTGTTTGAATAAATTTAGTTCTTTACTATAAGTATTTAATTTATAGTTTTTTAATCAAACAACGTAACCACTCCAAGGTAAAACTCCGGGTGCTGGAACAGATACTGGAAAAGCTGGATATAACGATATAGTATTTACAACTCCACTAACGGTTTGTAGGTGAGTGGTTGCAGTGGATACAAAAATATCTAAAAATGTAGATGTGTTATTTTGAGCAGACAAAGGAGGCGATGGTGGCCAAGTACCAGGAAAAGTTACTACATTAGTTATAACTGAAATATTTTGTAGTGAACCAGGAGCTGGTATAATAGGTATTGGAATAAGTTGTAATGTAGCACCTATCCAATAAGAAATAATTCCCTTGCCAAATTCATTGATAAGTTGAAATGTGGGTGATTTTGTATTTGAGCCTAATCTTAAACTGATTCTAAATGTTTCTCTCATAGATTCAATGTTACCCTGTTGAATACTTACAAGGTTGAAAGAATCTCTACCCCTTCGTATTGCATTATCGTATTCAGTTGCATACAAATCAGCAACCGAATCTATATTTGATATTGAATCAGGGTTATCTACTGCTCTCTTTATATTTTGTTTGAATATATCCCA